CCGAGCCTAATATCACATCTAGTTGCTGGTCCGAAGAGATTAAACGACATTATCGATTATACTTTGTCTTCATATTGAGTATTTATTATGAAATATCTAGGGCATCGTCAAGACCGGACCTATCGCCAGCCCGGGATCTTTCAAGTTCAGCATCAATACCTCTATCCACTGAATTACTTCTTGGACTTGTATTTTGATCTGGAGAAATATTAGATATAGATCTTTCTTCTGAAACTATAGAAGAAACATCTATGTCAGGTTGAGATGCAGGTGGTTCTGCAAATGCTGGTTCTTTTGGTTGTTCCCTTGGAGGATCATTCTCCCTATTAGTTGCATTTTCAATAGACTTAGCACTTGGTAGTGAAGAATCTGGTTGAGCAGATCCACCGTGAGATAGACAATAACTGTCAGAAACTGCAACGTTTGGTGATAACTCACAACCAAAAACATTGAGAGAAATATTGCTAAATGATAGTGCAGATGTCATACTACCACTAATTCCCCCAAGCAGAGATTGAATATCTGATAATGCACCACTGACACCAGCAAGTTCATTTTGGATATCCTGTAAGAAAGCATTTACATTATCAAGCAAATTATTATTTGCATTATCAATTTCAGTTTTACTTGCATACAATGCTTGACCAATCATATCTTCTGCAGTACAAGTAGAAACAAAAGGTTGTCTTTTAATATCATCATTCTGAGGATTCATTACATTATCTCTTGCCTTTTTCTCTGCATCATCTAGATTTAAAATATCATCAAGGATACCTTGAATTAATCCACAAAGATTACCCGTAAGTTTACCATACAAACATAAAATAAGTTCGGTTATTTTTTCTTTCATATCACCCATCATAGATCTCATATGAGTGGGCATCGCAGCAACTGCTTTAGTTAATGCTTTATTTAAAATTTTTAATACATACTCCATAATTTTATCAAAGAGTATCTTCATATATTTTGCAATCTCACAGGCAGCATTTGATATTATATTTTGAATATTACTGATTATATTTGATGCCGCATCAATATAACTTGAGATTGCACTGAGGTATGAATTAATTTTTTCCGTTAATGAATGAAGAACCGTTTGAATTCCTTTTACAGCAGATCCAATCAGATCGTCAGGTTTCATTACAACTATACATTCATCAGTCTTAGTTTGTAATTTTACATCAGCAACAGAAAGTTGATGGGGATCTGGATTTTCTTTTGTTGGATTGCCTTGACTTGGAGTGATTGGAGAGTTAGCAATTCTCCTTCTTGTTTTTAAATCTTCTGCAACTGCCCTCATGGCAGCATCTTCTACATCTTGTCCTGTTAGACCTTGATTTCTTGCTTCTTCTCTTGCATCGGTGGCAATCTGAAGTTGTTTTCTTGATAGAGTTTTTGTTGGATCAAGTCCAAACTTATTAAGTTGAACCCCTGGTGCCGGAGGAGCAAGTTCTTTTGCTTCTGCTGGGCTCTGAGGTTTCTTAGTAACTAATCCTTCATCGGGTGCCTGTGGTTTTGCATTGCCTGGTGGTGGATTTTTTCCTTCTGCATATCCACTGGTTGCAGTAAAATTAGTATCAGATTCCCCGATCTTTGTTGACATTGGGGTCTGGGCATTGTTGCCCATAATACCCATAATGATAGGAACTTGTTGATCTTGTCCGTCTAAGAAAAATCCAAAGACAAAATTACCTTGACGTAATGCGGGAGTTTGAGATGAGTTTGTTTGTCCTCCACCAGAAGTGATGGGGTACATAACACTTGCCCAAGGCAATTGATCTGTAGGGATAGATTCATTCTCTTTATCATGGATACCCATGATACGAACTTTATATCTAAATCCCCAACCAGGAATACTATTAGCATCTTCAAATTTTCCAGGCAGAACATTATCTCTCCACTCAGAATCGTCAGCAATCTGACCAATCCACCAAGAGAAATGATTACCTAAAAAACCAGAATTAAATAGTGATCCGCCTGCTTCCATTAGTCGTCGTACACCAGGCACTCAGGTTCGGATGGGTTTTGATCACAATAAAGTTCTAAGTATGAAGGATCATGATGATCTCCATCCTCAATTTCTTTTTTATGATGCTCCACATACTCCTCCAATTCATGCAGTTCGCCTTCAATATGACGACGCATTTGTGGATTAGTTGTGGGATCCTGAAGAATTTCTTTATCCTTCTGAATATGCTTTTCTATACTTTCCATAAGTTTCTATTAGAATGTTCCTGTGTTACTGAATGTTTTTCTTTGAATAGAAGGTTGTACACCAGGAATAGATGTAGGAGTCGCAGGTTTCCCTGACTGTGGTGTTGACTCCCTGGCCTTTCCGGTTCTTCCAAAAGAGTCTCTTACTAAGTTTAATTTAGTATAAGTCCCAGATGAATTAACAAGATGACATAATGCCGATATAATATATAGACCTCCAATTTGACGATCTATATCATCGTTCTTTGTATCTTTCTGTGCTGATGGTGCATCAAAGTAAACTGCATCACCTGCGTGTAGAGAAAAATCTCCTGGTATTGTGATCTCAATTTCAGATGTATACAATTGATTATAGCGCATAATTGCCTGATTGATAATCAATTCCGGTTTAAGATTTTCCTCCTTTGACTTATTAATTTGTTCCTTAGAATTTCCCGTGGGTAAAGTTCCAGTATCACGAACCATATATGTGGTTCTGGAAAACTGCTTATCCTTTCCTTCACGATTTAACTCTGGATTTAGTGTCGGTAATTCTTTACCTCCAAGTTTTAAAGACTCTTCAGTTCCGTCATCACCTTTTGCCTTAGGTGTTATGATTTCATACTTACACGTATATGGATCAAAGACTACTATTTTTGTAGATTGAAATCCTGCTTCTAGTTTTTCCTGTGCGTTAATTTTATTTTTCTTTGAAAATGTAAGTGCTTTTAAATCATATCCCTCTGGTATATTAGCACCTCTTGTATCAGGTGTCTCGTTATAGATAATTGATTTCTTCTTTTCCTGACTTAGAAGAGTATCAATTGATTTGAATTTATATCCTTCTGATGTCTCAAAGAAAAAGTATCCTGCTGTTTTGCCGATAGGAGTTACTGATGTTGGTGCTGCATGTTTTGATAACCAGTTCAATGTATAAAGAGGTTTCCAATTACCCGGTATCTCGTTTAAATTATTTGACTCTTCTATATCGGTCACATCCTTTTCGGTTTCTAAAAATTCGGTTAAAATTTTCTTAACAGTGTCAGATATTTTACCATCAAATCTTTGATTCAATCTTACTTCATCATTTAAAAGATATTCTTTTGATACTAATTTTAAGTTGACGGCACCCTTTGTCGTCTTATCTCCTACAGCATCACACTCCTCAATATAAAACACCAAATCTAATGTGACATCATTGTTGTCTTTTATTTTGAAGAATACCTTTTCAGTGGTAACAATAGGCAGTCCCTCAACAGCGGTTTTATCATCAATAGTATTTCCTGAGTCTGTAAACAAGACCGTTGCCATTATAGAGTCTTGTAGGAGACTCTCATAATACATTACTTGTATTGTTCCATTAACAACAGACACACTCTTACTAGTATCTTTATTGGAGACAATATCAATTCTCTCAATAAAAGCTGGTGTAGATTGTGCGCCTGTTACCTTAGTATCTGCCATTTTTATTACCTCTTACTACTATTTAACGCATATAGAGGATGTCACTGAATGCTTCTTTTGCTTTTACTATAATAGTTGTGCCTGCTTCCTTCATAGCTTGATATGGATTTTGTTGTGGTGTGGGTTGAGAAATAGGGACAGGAATGGGGATGACCTCTGCGGTTTCATAATCAGCATAAGATCTTAAAACATTTACAGCATCTCTTCCTTCTGCTTTGTTGAGTGCTTTCAGTAATCCAGGGAAAGTTCCCTGCAATGCTCTGGTTGAGTCAGCATCAATTACAAATTCTTTTCCTTCCTCTGCCATCATATAGAGACCTCTTCCTTTTGTAGGTCCACCCATTCTCATTTTGCCTTTAATCATAGCACGAAGTTTATCACCACCAACACCTTTCTGTGCGTTATAGTCTGCTTTATTAATATCAACAAAGTCAGATCTTGCTCCATCGCCGCCCCAACCTGACCATGAAGGACCATGATTATCAGGTGCTGGTGGGGGAGTTCTTTTATTTCCACTATAAGGTGGATTTTTTTGTCCGTCTCTCATTGATCCCACCTCAGCGTGGGTTGCAACATTTCTTACATTAATCATAGATTTACTATAACCCATATCTTTTGCAACTTTTGCTGCCTCAGTAGTAAAAGCATCAAGT